GCACGCTGTGGACGTCTTCGGCGTCGTGGTCGTCGCGTTTTGAATTTGGTGTTTTACCAATAACAGCACGCCAGACAGTGCGGTGAACCGCTCCACCGCGAGGATATCCACCAACGCCTTCTCCAGGCGCTGATGCGCGGTCAACTTCTTACCAATCATCAACATCTCGTTCTCCTTGGGTTAGTTTGGTTTAGGGTCAGATCTTGTCAGCGGCGAACATGTAGTTGTTCTTCAGGCACCAGTCCATGTACTTCTTGTTGGTGTTGATCTCCAGCAGGCGCTTGTTGATCTGCCCGTTCTTGGACTTAGCCACTGCGTTACGTACCGCGTTGGCGAACAGACCCTGAGCCTCCTTGGGCAGGCGCTCCATGTAATCCATCCACGCGTCGGTCCAGTTACGCTCGATAGTCTGCAGCGTTCTGTGCACCACCATACAGATGGCGGTCTCGTTGGTCGGCACCTTAGCCGTCGTCGGGCTGTCCTTGATGTCTTGCAGCTTGGGCAACTGATCACCAATCTTCACGTAAGTAGCCAAGCTACGGGCGGACGCCGTGCCAATCGTGCCGATCAATGCAGCGGTCAGCTCGTGATCACTCATGTGATCGCGCATCTTGGTCCAGTTTGAAGCCAGTTCCGCCGTGCGAGGAGTGAAGAACGACACCCGACCCGGCGCATTGGGGTGGAAGATGTGCTCGTTGTCCTCGGGTTTCTGCACCTGCTCGAAAGACTGGAAGAGCTGCGGGTTCTCCATCACCCAGGCAATCACCATAGGATCAATACCTGCGTCGATGGCGTAGTCCTCGACCCACTCGACATTCGTTGACTTACGCACCCGCACCACAGTGATCCGGTTGCGTGCATGCGCAGGCAGCAGATCACCGACCCCCTCGGAGCCGAGGTTTGTCGTGGCAAACACGATGGAATCTTTGTGGAGTGTGTACCCACCGAGCTTGCGCTCCAGCATGAGACGCAGCAGTGCAGTCTTCACAGCAGGATTTGCTTTGCCGTACTCGTCGATCATCAGGATGACCGGCCCCGCCAGATGCAGACCCAACTCCTCGTTGGGCACGTACTTGACGCACTCGGTGTTACCGGCAGCGTCGTCACCCACCACAGCATTACTTGCTTCCACGATCTTCGGGATCGTGATGTCACCAAGATCCTTGGTCGTGCAGTCGAAATACACGGCGCGGTGGGTGGGCATCATCTTTGCCAAGGACTTCAGGATCGACGATTTGCCGATACCCATGTGACCCTGCAGTAGCACGGTGTTGGTCGTACCGCACAGGCGGATCATGTTCGTGGCTTGTGCCAGCGAGACGTCATACAGCGCAGCGGCTGCGTTAAAAGATGCACTCATGTCTTTCTCCAAGTTGGTTGGGGGTTGGTTTACTTTGACTTATCACTACTACTCACCAAGACATCGTGGACAGGATGCTGTCCACCGACCGCTTGGTCTCTGCACGGAACCCTGCGTCTTCACGCAGTCCGTCAGCAGTCACGCCCGTCAGGGCATGATCCAGCGCAGCATGGAGCTGCGTCATCCGCGTGTCGCCTGTGATGTTGAACTCCTTCAACATACCCAAGGAACTTCTCACGTTGTCTACCAACGTGTCGCGGAAAATTTTTCGCGTCGCCTTGTCGGCATCGGCAGGGTAGTCCAGGCGCTCACTCATGTGCTTGAGTGAGTCATACACCCGGTCCCACACGTCCTTCATCATCCCGTTGATCCGGTCGGTGTACACACGTGCATACTCGTCACGCAGATACGCTTCGGCCTCGTCTTGGATGGCGCTGTACATATTGACCTCAGGCACAGGTGGGTACGTGAAGAAGAACCGGAACTTGCCACGCAGGTTCTCGGCAGACGGGTACTCGTCGGGGTTGTACAAGGCACCGAGCTTCGCCTGCACGTTGGTACGTGCGAAGTCATACACAGACAGGAAGTTCTCGACCAGTCGGTCGAACTCGACCAGCATGCCGGTCATCTCCTTGTGGAACTCCGGGAACTTACTCATGGGGAAAGACCGCTGACCCAGGTCACCCCACGGTGACGTGCTTGAGTAAACGAAGTTACGTGCGTTGGCTGCGAACTTACGCACCGCCTCCAGCTCCTCGCAGTCGCCCAGGAGTTTCTTGGTGGTGTTGAGCAGACTCTTGTCTGCGTTGGACGCATACGCTGCATCGGCAGTCGCCGTCTTGTCTTGCTTTCGGCCCGACCACACGCTGATAGACAGCTCGATCAGGCGTATAGCCGTCGTGAGCTTAGGCACGTTGGTGATGTTGGTTTCCGTGTTGAAGTTCATGGTCTCGTTTCCTTTCGGTTGTTGCGGTGGAGACCCATTCCCCACCGACAAATAACATTGTAACACTACTTGATACTTGTGTCAAGTATTTGGTGGTTGTTGGTACTAGATGATACCAAACAGCATGAGCGCCAGTGCTACCGCACAAGCACAAACTACCAGCAGATCATCGATTTCCATCGCTCGCTCCTTTCATTGCACGCTCAAGCGCCCAGAACAGTTGTTCCCGGGCTTTCCACACCCAGCGCCCGCCACTAGGCAGACGTGCCAAGATGTTCATAGCCTTACTCCACGCGGCGTCGTCCACCACCCACGTGTCATCTATAGCTGCACTGTTACTGCGGATGATGTGCAGTGCAGCGTTCATCCCCGCCCGCCACGTTGGGGTCGGCGCAATAAGCAGTGCCAGTTGCAGTTGTGTTCCGTTGACGATCATGGTGCTTACACTCCCTGTAATGTGTGTCGAGGACTCGTGCGGCTTCCCGCAGTGCCTCCGGTGGGTTGATCCACATGGTCTTCTGCTCCTCGGGGTCCATGAGTTCGAACGTATCCAGCAGTCCGTAGAGTTCGGAGATGGCTACACACAGTGCCTCGTGCAGGGACATGGGCTCGTCGGGTGTTGGCGTCGGCGTTGCGTTGTCTTCGGTGTTCACAGATGGCGCTCCCCGATCAGTTGATACGCAGCATGCAGCTTGTCGCAAGCCGCCTCGATGAGCGCAAGCACATCGGGTGTACGCTGCACGTACGGATGCAGCAGCAGGTGGTTGTCCAGCATGTCAGCCATGAGTGAGGTTCTATCCAACGCCTCGTGAGTGAGGAATGGGTCGTTGGGGTTGTTTGTGTTGTCGATCATCTCGTTCTCCTTCAAGTCAGGAACTCATACACGACGCCGCAGTTGGCATCGACGGGGAAACGCTTGGCTTCCTTGATACGGTCGGCGATCTTCTCCCGATAGCCGGGATACTGCTCCCGGTGGTACGCGTCCACGCTTTCAGCCAGCAGACGCTCGGCGTGTGCATCGCACTCGGCCACGACAATCTGCACCCCACCGTACTCAGACGATGGGAACGGCATCCAGTAATCCACGATGTAGATGCACGGGGTGGTGATTGGAGGGGGTGTTGTGTTCATTGCACTTCTCCTCGCTTGATAAGTTCAACCTCGTCCTCGCAGTAGCAGAGCGAAGACCAATCGCTCCACTCACCGGATGCAGGGTCGCAGATAGCCCTATAGATGTGCCGCTCGGGCCAGTCGGTCATACGCACCCATTCACGGTCGAGGAGTCGCACGCGGCTTCCCGGGGGCAGGGCTGTGATCTCTTGCGCTTTAATCTTCATCTCGTTCTCCTTCAGCGGTGCAGACCGCCCTTGTTGTTGATGCCTTTGAGGTCGTCCTCGTTGGTGATCAGGACGTAGTTGGACTTGTGCAGTGGGGCTATGCACCAGTGGGATCGAGCCGAGACGGCTGTACGTTCACCGCAGGGCATGCACTGGGTGTATCCGGCCTTACGACGGGCAGGAGCGAAGGGGTCTCCGCAGGATGTGCACAACGGGCGGATCTTGAAATCCGCGAGGTGCTGGTGCTGCTGTCGTGTGGGTTCGTGTGCCATGATTTATTTCCTTACACATCGTCACGGCGGGTGACCTCGATAACTTCGGCACCGTTGCGCGTGGTCATCGTTACGTGCGGGTAGGGGTACTTCCCCACTGCCTCGGTCACCTTGGCACGGGCAACCGTGCGGTCCACACCGCGACGGATCAAGTCCATCACGGCCCCGTGCGTGGTGCCATGCACCCGCAAAGTGTTAGCGCCTGAGTAGGCACCATGTCCAACGAAGATCTTCATACCACCTCCACACAATCGAACATGGACTCGTCATACGCTTCGGTCCAACCGGCCTCGGTCAGGACGAGGATGTGCCTGAACCCTGCGTAGTCTGTGCACACAGACACGTCGAGATACGCACCACAGTCGAACTCGTGCATGGTGCGGGTAAGCACCTGCGGGAACGGGGGAAGGGGTGAACTAAACTTTGTGTTCATACGTCCTCCAAGATCTTTCTCCTTACCAAACGAAACGCACGCGAACGTAATCGGCGGTGTTGTCGCCAACGCGGGCGTGCTCGACGCACAGGGGCAGCAGCGGGGGGAGGAGGCAGGTGGGGGATGCGATGAACATCAGCACCCGCAGGGTGAGGGAATCAATCCGAAGGATCATGGCCTTCTCCTTAAAGCGCAGTGCGCGTTTCTGATGTGAACTGAACTGCATGTCTTTCTCCTGAAGTTGCTAGCCGATGGAGCGAATTCCCCACCGACTAAAAACCATTATAACACAAAGGTTTCTATGTGTCAAATTTTAGGAGGATGTGACGGGGTGTGAGCAGGTGTGGGGAGACGTGATTGTTCGTAATGTTCCGTGAGTGTAGCGCGGTAAGTTATTGAAAAACCATGCGCGGCACGGTCCGAGGGAATCGGCAATTTTGTAAAGTTCCGGACTGACCCCGGAACACTGCACCGAACACTCCGAGGGGGGCAGCAGCCCCCATTTTTAGATCCTCAGTCTTTTTCCAAAGGGTACGAACATTAGAACACTATACTACTTACTACTATTTGATAGAGTTTGATATGTAAGATTTGATATCAATTGATACCACGCTCTGTCATGGTACACGAGAAGTGTGAAAAATATAATGTTCTTGACAAACCGAACATTCCGAACAATCACAGAACATTGCTTAAAAATGAGGCAACACTTCTAAGGGTAAACCCTAATAAAAACCCGAACATTAGATTCCCGAACATTCCGAACATTAGCCTACCGAACAACCGAACACAGAACACTCGTACACAGAACACTCGTACACAGAACGTCCGAACAACGAACAGTTGGTACACGAACAACCGTACAACCCCCAAAAAAGAACATTGGTGGCAACATTGTTCATGTCATTTCGCCCCTCGCCGCTGCTCCGAGAACTGGTTTCTGGGGCTAAATTGGTCGTAACACTGTTATGAGGAATTGCCCGCCGCCTGCCCGCTGCGCGTCTGTGAGGGTGCCGAGCCCCTCGCCGCTGCTCTGAGAACTGGTTTCTATGCCCCAGACGGGGCGGTGGTGTGTTGGTATGTTTTGCTGGTGATTTGACCGTGTAGGGACGAAAAAAAGCCCCACCGAGGTGGGGCTTTCTTGTTTAGCAGGTGGCCAAGGCCTTAGCTTTCTTGGCGCGGTTCAGTGCGTCGCTGATAGCGTCGAACTCTTCGCGCCAGTCGAACTTGGGATCTTGCTTTGTTTGGTCAATCTGCTGCAAAAACAACAGAACCGGACCCAGCAAATCGAGGTAGCGTTCTTCAATGGTCTTTGTGACCTTAGGTTTTGCTGTGGTGTTTACCTCCAACATCTGCATTTGTTCGATTAGACGTTTCAGGTACGTACCGACTTGTTTGTAGGCTGACTTAGCGTTACGGCGCCGCGACTCCCCCATCAGTTTCCAGTGCATCGACTTGGGATCAAGTGATGCTTTGATATCGGCAACCATACTGATTTTTATCCCCTCCGCAGTCTCTGCGGCGATTTGATTGCCGAATCGAATCACGGTGATAACGTCTTCTACTTCAGCGCGTACCTCATCGATAACGTCTTTCCCGTACAGCATGCCAGCCCGGATACCCTTGCCATGCAAGATGTCAGCGGTGATAGCCCACGTGGAAACCATTGCGTCCGTGGCCTTGCAACCCATTGCAGTGGATTGCAGAACCTCAGGATCATCGGCAAGCTTGTATCGCCCGAGAGTGAAACCCTCGGTCCCCGGTACCCAGTCCGAATCGTCGGCACGCGGCGCGACGGGCTGGGCGTTAACCAGAACCTCTGCAGCATGCGCTACAGCGTTTTTCTTAGAAGCCATGATTCATCCTTTCAATGAATCGACCATTGTGGTGCCCGGGTAACCCTGACACGTGGCATCGTGGTCAGCGATGCCATGGGTTGAACTGTAGCGTGTTGACATCTTTTGGCAAGGGATAGCACGAATTGATCGCAACAGTGTAGGGAGCAATTACCCACCCGTACCCGGCCCCCCTAAATACTGTTTGGTACCATCGCCGCCATATGTGCTACTAATTTGCGCCCGCAAAACCCACTTTTTTAGTTCGGCTCAGTAAACCTCGTAATTTTTTGTTTACAGGTGGCTAGGTACCCCTTCGTATATGGGAGACACCCCCCGGTAGGAGTCCCAACCTCCTTGCGTTTTAGAATTTTTATGGTATGTTCCGCATCACGCTTGGTTCCATGCCGAGTTGCGAAGAGATATGTCAGATACGTCTGAATTGGTCATCACACCGGATCTTGGGGTTATCGTTCCCCCCGAGGGGATGCCTCATGCCACGTTGCGAGAGCGTGCCGCTGCCGCTTGCCGCACTCTACGGGTGCTTACAGAGCATGGGTTGGACCCTGAAATGCTCGCTCCAACGTTGGATGACGAGAAAGTTGTTGGTGATTTGATGAATGCGTACGCCGCAGACGAAGAAACCACCAACCAGACAATCAATACAGCCAAGTTTTCGTCCTTACGCCCTGCCGTAATCCTCCAGTTGGATGAGGCGCTGCAGGAATTTAGCCACGCCGTAGTGAAAAACGCGGTGCAGGTGCGTCATTTCGTCACCAACAAGCTGCTTTTGGAGTCCTCAAACCCCGATCCACGTGTGCGTATACGTGCGTTGGAGCTTTTGGGCAAGATTTCTGACGTCGGGCTCTTCACAGAGCGCTCAGAAGTAACGGTTACACACCGTTCTACAGACGATTTGAAGCAATCGTTGCGTGAAAAGCTCGATGCGCTGCGGTCCAAGGCACTCAAAAGCGGTGCTGAAGACGCAAAAATCGTTGATTCCGACGCTCCGCTGGTTGTAGACCTCGACGCAGAGCTTGGAGAGCTGAATTGACGACTGCAGTAGCTGCAGATACGTTTGACGACCTGTCAGACGAGGATATTGACCTTCTGGTTGCCAATATCGACCAGTTTGACTCGTCTGAACAAGAAGAAATCCTGCAGATTGCGGAGGCTTTGGCCTCCCGACGGCAAGCTCAGCGCTGCCGGGACGACTTGATTGAGTTCTGCAAGCACATTCAGCCGGATTACAAGGTTGGTAAGCACCACCGGATACTGGCCGACATGCTGATGTCGATTGCCGAAGGCAAGAAAGACCGGGTATGCGTGAACATACCGCCCCGGCACGGCAAGAGCCAGCTTGTGTCGATCTATTTCCCCGCGTGGTTCATCGGTAAGTACCCCACCAAGAAGGTGCTGATGGTCTCGCACACATCAGATCTTGCGGTGGACTTTGGGCGTAAGGTGCGTAACATCATTGATACCGCCGCGTACAAACAAGTTTACCCTACGGTGTTCCTGGCGCAAGACAGCAAGTCAGCGGGTCGGTGGAATACAAACGTTGGGGGCGAATACTACGCTTGCGGAGTAGGTTCGGCGTTGGCTGGTCGGGGTGCCGACCTGTTGTTGGTGGATGACCCCCACAACGAGCAAGACATCATCAACGGTAACTTTGATGTATTTGACAAAGCGTATGAGTGGTTCACCTACGGCGCACGTACACGTCTGATGCCTGGAGGTAGGGTTGCCATCATTCAGACGAGGTGGCACCTGAGCGACCTGACGGGGCGTGTGACCAAGGACATGGCTCAGAACCCTGAGTCAGACCAGTATGAGGTGGTGGAGTTCCCGGCTCTGTTTGACCGCCCAGACGGCTCCCAGAGGGCGCTGTGGCCCGAGTTCTATGACGTGCCTGCACTGCTGCGGACCAAGGCGTCCATGCCGCTGTTCCAGTGGAACGCGCAGTATCAACAGAATCCGACCGCTGAAGAGGCGTCAGTCATCAAGCGAGAGTGGTGGCAGGAGTGGACGTCTGATACCCCACCGACATGCGAGTACGTGATCATGTCCTTGGACGCGGCTGCTGAGTCCCACAACCGTGCGGACTTCACTGCGCTGACAACGTGGGGAGTCTTCATGAACGAGGAGCAGGGGTGCCACAACATCATCTTGCTCAACAGCATCAAGAAACGCCTGGAGTTCCCGGAGTTGAAACGACTGGCGATGGAGGAGTACAAGGAGTGGGAGCCTGACTCGTTCATCGTGGAAAAGAAGTCCAGTGGTACGGCGCTGTATCAGGAGATGCGGCGCTCTGGGTTACCCGTGCAAGAGTACACCCCACACAGGGGTTCTGGGGATAAACTCGCTCGACTCAACTCGGTGGCTGATATTGTGCAGTCAAAGCTGTGTTGGGTGCCGCAGACACGGTGGGCGGAAGAAGTTGTGGAAGAGATTGCTGGGTTCCCGTTCATGGCAAACGACGACTTGGTGGACTCCACGGTCATGGCGCTCATGCGGTTCCGACAGGGTGGGTTTGTTCGGTTGCCCACCGACGAAAAGGAAGATGTACGGTATTTCAAGAGCAGCCGTAGGGCTGCTTACTACTGAGGAACAACATGGCTACGAACTTTGACTCTGCGCTCACCCCACTCGACATGGGCCTCATGACCGATGAACCAGCCATCGAGATTGAAATTGAGAATCCTGACGCCGTTAACATCGGAATTGATGGGGTTGAGATTGAATTGATGCCGGAACCCAAGACTGCGGATAGTTTTGACGCAAATCTTGCGGAATACATGGATGACGGTGAGCTGCAGTCGCTTGCCAGTGAACTTATATCCCTGGTAGATGCGGACATTAACAGTCGCAAAGACTGGACAGATATGTTTGTCAAGGGCTTGGAAGTCCTTGGCATGAAGTACGAGGAGCGTACTGAACCGTGGAACGGGGCGTGTGGTGTTTACTCACCGCTTCTGACAGAAGCCGCCATCAGGTTCCAGTCCGAGATGATCACCGAGACTTTCCCGGCTCAAGGCCCGGTCAAGACGCAGATCGTAGGTGCCATCGACCGGATGAAGGAAGAGGCGGCGGAGCGAGTTCGTGATGACATGAACTACATGCTGACCGAGCGGATGATTGACTACCGCTCTGAGCACGAGCGGATGCTGTACTCGCTGGGGCTGGCAGGCGCAGCGTTCAAGAAAATCTACCCAAACCCGAGCACGGAGCTGCCCGCTGCGCCGTTTGTACCGGCAGAAGATCTGATCATGCCTTACGGGGCGTCGAACGTGTACACCGCAGAACGCGTGACACACGTCATGCGCAAGACTGAGAACGAAGTCAAGAAGTTGCAGGTTGCGGGTTTCTACAAGGAAGCGGATCTTGGGGAGCCCGTTCGCATCTTTACAGACATCGAGAAGAAAAAAGCCGAAGAGCAGGGCTACTCCCTGACTGACGATGATCGGTATCAGGTGCTGGAGATCCACGTAGACTGGGACTTGCCGGGGTACGAAGATGAAGTGCCGCTGCCATACGTCATCACAATCGAGCGAGGCACCTCAACAGTGCTTGCCATCCGACGCAACTGGAGCGAAGACGACGACAAGAAACTCAAGCGCCAGCACTTCGTCCAATACACCTATATCCCTGGGTTTGGGGCCTACGGACTTGGGTATATTCACTTGATCGGCGGCTACGCCCGAGCAGGCACTTCCATCATTCGCCAACTCGTTGATGCTGGCACCCTGTCCAACCTGCCCGGTGGTCTGAAAAGCCGGGGATTACGAATCAAGGGCGACGACACGCCCATCGCCCCGGGCGAGTTTAGGGATGTGGACATTCCTTCGGGAAGTGTGCGTGACAACATCATGCCGCTTCCTTACAAGGAACCGAGCCAAGTTTTGGCAGCTTTGCTTCAACAGATTACCGAAGACGGACGCAGACTTGCTGCTATCGCAGACCTGAAGGTCAGTGACATGAGCGCCCAGGCCCCGGTGGGTACTACGCTGGCAATTCTGGAGCGGCAGCTCAAGACGATGAGTGCGGTACAGGCTCGTGTGCATGCCAGCTTGCGTATGGAGTTCAAGCTCCTGAAGGGGATCATCCGAGACTTCCTGCCGCCAGATTACGCGTACACACCAGAAGGCGGTGATCGGACGGTTAAACAGTCTGACTATGACCTCGTAGAAGTTATCCCAGTCAGTGATCCAAACGCCGCCACTATGGCGCAGCGGATCATGCAATACCAAGCTGCACTGCAGTTGGCCCAAGGCGCTCCGCAGATCTACGACTTGCCTCAGTTGCACCGACAGATGCTTGAGGTGTTGGGGATCAAGAACGCAGAGAAGCTGGTCCCGGTTGAAGACGACCAAACGCCAAAAGATCCTATCAGCGAAAACATGGCGTTCTTGACGGGCAAGCCGACCAAGGCGTTCATCTACCAAGATCACGAGGCGCACATTGCCACTCACATGGCGTTGATGCAAGACCCCATGATCATGCAGATGCTTGGGCAGACTCCGATGGCGCAGCAGATGATGGGGTCCATCATGGCCCACGTTGCACAGCACGTAGCGTTTAACTACCGCGCCAAGGTGGAAGAACAGTTAGGCGTGCCGTTGACTGCGCCTAATGCCGAGTTGGACGAGGATACCGAGGTACAGCTCAGCCGCCTCGTGGCCCAGGCGTCACAGCAGTTACTGCAGAGCAACGTACAGAAAGCGCAGCAGGCGCAGGCGCAGCAGATTGCGCAGAACCCTGAAGTCCAGATGAAGCAGGCCGAGTTGCAGTTGAAGGCCCAGGAGCTGCAGCGCAAGGAGGCTGACAGCCAGCGTGACTTCCAAATTGCACAGGGGAAGCTGCAGATTGAGCAGGCTCGTCTGGCGTTGGAAGCCCAAAGAAAGCAGGGTGAAGATCCCCGCGCCAAAGCCATGATGATGCAGCAGGACATGACCCACAAGGAGCAAATGCACCAGCAGAAACTGCGTCAACAGCAACAGCAAGCTGCTCAGCGGGCTCAACAGCAGGCTGCACGGGCAGCACAACCTCGCCCACAACCTAAACAGTAAGGAGTAAACATGGCCACTGCGTTTGACGTGGTTATCAAAGAAATTGAAGAGCGGCGCGATGCTATTGCGCACGTTCTTATCTCAGGTGCGGCAAAAGACTTCCCTGAGTACAAGTCAATGTCAGGTGAGATCCGGGGTCTCTCGCTTGCGCATTCCTTTATCAACGACCTCGTGCGAAAACTGGAGCAATCTGAAGATGAGTGAACTACTCCTGAGTGACGGCGCAAGTACCACGGTATTGCCCGAAACCGACGCTGAAAAGGCCCGACAGGTGCCTGATCCGGTTACGTATCACCTGCTCTGCATGCTGCCAAAAGCAGAAGAAGAGTACGAGAGCGGGCTGGTCAAAGCAGGCCAGACCATGCACTTTGAAGAGGTGATGAGCCCGGTATTGTTTGTCGCCAAGATGGGGCCTGATTGCTACAAAGATCCGCTGCGCTTCCCCAGTGGACCTTCGTGCAAAGTCGGAGACTTCGTCTTGGTCCGACCGAACACGGGCACGCGCCTGAAGATTCATGGTACTGAGTGGCGGATCATCAACGACGACAGCGTCGAAGCAGTTGTCCAAGATCCACGTGGCATCAAGCGGGCATAAGGAGTAACACATGCAAAATCATGAACATGAGGAACGGTTTCGGTTTCCTGATGAAAAACCCGAGGAAGAAAAGCTGGAGATTGAGATTGAGGGCGAGCCCGAGATTGAAGTCGTAGATGACACCCCCGAGGAGGACCGTGGGCGCAAGCCTATGAAGGACGCCCCAGCAGAAGTTACTGACGAAGAGCTGGCTCAGTATTCCGATGGGGTGAAAAAGCGCATCCAGCACTTCTCCAAGGGGTATCACGAGGAGCGTCGGGCCAAAGAAACCGCACTGCGGGAACGCGAAGAAGCAATCCGTATTGCCACAGTCCTGGCTGAAGAGAACAAAAAACTCAAGAGCCTTGAGAAGAAAAAAGAAGTTGACGCAGCATTAACGGACGCCAAGCGCAAGCTCCAGCAAGCGTACGAAACGGGGGACGCCAACCTGCTTATCGTTGCGCAAGATGCACTGGCAGCGGCAAAAATTGAAGAAGATAAGTTCAACACCACCAATGGCGCTTTACAGCAAAACGAAAATACGGTACAACCTGACCCGTCGCCAAATACGCCCGCCCCCAAAGTAGACACCAAAGCCCGTGCGTGGCAAGAAGCCAATCCGTGGTTTGGGGAAAACGAGGAGATGACAGCGGTTGCGTTGGCGGTACACAAACAACTTGTGAACTCTGGAGTTGACACGAATAGCGATACGTACTACGACCGAATTAACAGCCGCGTACGGCAGTTGTTTCCCGAAGCGTTTACCTCGGGAAAGCGTCGGGTTGTTGGGAACGTCGTTACCCCCGCTACTCGTAGCACAGCGCCCCGAAAGATCGTGCTTACCCAATCACAAGTAAACATCGCCAAGCGGCTTGGGGTTCCTTTGGAACTCTATGCTAGGCAGGCTGCGGAAGAAATGAGGAAACAAAATGGCTGAGAATCGACTCACACGTGAACTGGACACCCGCGCCAAGGCTGAACGGCCCAAGCAGTGGATGCCTCCCCAACTCCTACCCGACCCGAATCCGGAGCCTGGGTATGCTTTTCGTTGGATTCGCGTCAGCACTCAAGGGGTCAATGACCCGATGAATGTCTCCTCCAAACTCCGCGAGGGCTGGGAGCCCGTGAAAGCAAGCGAACATCCCGAGATCCAACTGATGAGTACCGGTTCAGGCCGCTACCCAGACAGCATTGAGATCGGTGGCCTGCTGCTTTGCAAAACCCCAACGGAGTTCACTGAACAGCGAAATGCTTTCTATCAGCGTCAAGCTA